TGATACTGTATATTCTTGTGTTAATTCTTCCTCTGATTCAGGGAAAAAATAAATTAAAGGTCCTCCAATTGTAACTGGTAATTCTGTTACATAACTAATTTTTATTTTCATAATTTATTTTAAGGTACAAATTGAACTTCTTTCCAAGCAGTACCGTTATAAAACCATAATGAACCTGTTGTAGATGATTGATAGTTTACCATTTGTCCACTAACAGATTCAGCTGGATTTGGTAATGAACCTGTTGGAGTTAATATAACTGATGCTGATGTCATCAAAAATCCGTAAGTAAATACACTACCATAAACAGTTTGGGTTCCTGTATCTATGTCAAATGATGATCCGGCTGCTAAGTCGTTTGCTTCTGTCATAATATTTTATTTTTATTTATAATTATTTATTAACCCATTCTAAACCACTTCCTGATGGTTGAACTGTATAAAGTCCTCCAGGAACAGTAAATAAAGGTATAGAAAATGTAAAACAAAAGTTTGTTCCTGGGAGGCAATATCTAATTGTTTGTGTTTTAGTAAAGCTTCCACTTTGATAAACTGTTAATCCTTCATATTTGTTTAAATTTATTCTTTCAGAATAACTCATTACTGGATACATAAATCCACCTGGGGATGATGTTTTGGAGTGAACATGTAATGCTACAGAAGCACTTGGAGCAGCATTTATACCTATTTGATCTGTATAAGCTACAAACACGTTTGATCTATCAGCTTCACTAGCACCATCACCTATTAAGAAATGAGCACTTCCTAAAGTTTCATTATAAGCACCAACTACTGTTTGATATTGAGCTGATGCTGAGGTATGATTACCACCGGCGTGAGAATAAGCTCCTTGAGCTAAAGTATAATAACCTTCAGCATGTGATGCAAATCCTATTGTTCTTGTTTCTCTACCTTCAGTATGTGAATAAGTACCACTAGCATAAGTGCGATATCCTTCAGCATGAGACCAAGGTCCTGCTATTATATTTTCGCCACCTTCAGCGTGAGACCAACTAGCGTATAATAATATAGTATTAGCATTTCCTTCAACGTGAGATCCATATGCTAAAGTTGTATTAAAACAACCTTCAGCATGAGCATGATAACCTAAAATGTATATATCATTCTGATCTCCTTCTACGTGAGCATCTATAGCATAAACAGTGTTATTAATACCTTCAGCATGAGAATAATTAGCTGATGACATAATGGTATTAATTCTTCCTTCAGCGTGAGCGTAGCTAGCACCTAAAATTTTATTTTGTGAACCTTTAGCGTTATTATAACTTCCTGATATAGTGTTTTGATATCCTTCAATATGGTTATAAGCACCATAAGTTATTGTATTTTGGTAACCTTCTGCATGCCCATTACCTAATAAAGTATTACCTACACCTTCAGCATGGGAATAATCGGCAGATATTATATTTTGGAAACCTTCAGCATGAGAATATAAACCACCATTAGTAATACTATTACCATATCCTTCAGCGTGGGCATACATAGCATTACCTGTTACTGAATTACTATCACCATGAACAACTGAATAAGCTGCTGAGGCTGTTAATCTTGTACCATGTGTGAATGTTGGACCATCACTAAATGATCCTGTTATATTTCTTAAACCACTTTGGTCTGAAGGTAAACTAATATCTAAACTACATGAAGTATGATTATCTCTTGTTGTAACATCTTGCCAATTATCAACTTCTGTTACTGTAACTAATACACCATTAGATCCACTTATAGAAGCGCTAACAGCATTACCTACAAAATTCCAATTATAAACTGGTGTATTAACTAAAGTTCCTTCATCGTAAACAGTATGTGGTGTAGCTTCATCTCCTTGAATACCTTGTATACCTTGTGCTCCAGTTATACCTTGTATACCTTGTGCTCCAGTTATACCTTGTATACCTTGAGGACCTTGAATACCTTGCGCACCTGTAGTTCCTTGAGTACCATCAGCACCTTGTATACCTTGTATTCCTTGGGCTCCAACAGTACCTTGGGCTCCAACAGTACCTTGAGCACCAGTAGCACCTTGAGGACCTTGAATACCTTGTATTCCTTGGGTTCCAATAGTACCTTGTGGACCTTGAATACCTTTAATTCCTTGAGTACCTGCTCCTCCTCCTCCTGTTATTTCTATTATTACTCCATCACTACCACTTTGATTAACTGATACTCCAGAACCTGTAAAATTAAATTTAGTAGTATTAGAGTTAACTAATGAACCTGTTTCATAAACAGTAACTGTAGATGATGCTGAAGAAGCATTTTGATAAAATAATTGACCATCTACAGCATTCCATCCTATAACATAAGTTTGGGTAGCTTGGGTCAGATCAGGCATATAAACACTTTGTGAGAAAGCGTTAAAGGTTTTATTAAATATAGCTAAATCACTTCTTGTACTTGAAGTACCATTACCTACAACAAATAAATCATCTGTTTGTGGACGATCTATATTATAATGACCAACTACATTAACATAATTTTCATTAGCTATTGTATGTAAACCAGCTGCATGTGAACCTATACCTGTTGTTACAGACCCGGATCCTTCAGCATGTGAATAATTTCCAATAGTTGTTGTTCTATAACCTTCAGCGTGTGAAGCCTTAGAACCACTTATAATATTACTATAACCTTCAATGTGTGAACTATTTGAACCAGAAGTTATAATATTACCATATCCTTCAGTATGGTTGTTAATTGATTTATATAAAATAGTATTATAAGAACCTTCAATATGATTATGATCACCTCCTATTAATGTATTTTTTAAACCTTCTACATGGTTATAATATTCAGGAGTTGTAGGTGATGATGTTCCGTCTAATATTGTATTAAATGCTCCTTCAATATGGTTAAAGTAACTAGCTGTATAATTGTTTTTTATTGTATTTTTATAACCTTCTATATGAGAAGAAAACACTGCTCTGTCCCACCAAGTTCCTCCAAGTAATTTATTTTCTTGGCCTTCAACATGTGAATAAAATACATCTCCGTTTGTACTATTAAAATATCCTTCAACATGAGAATATCTAGTAGAACCATTTATATCATTATATCCTCCTTCAACATGAGTATATGCTGCATCACCGGAGAGAATATAATTACCAGCACCTTCAACATGAGACCAAGCGGATTTAATTAAGTTATAATAACCTTCTACATGGGCCCAATATGCACTGTTACCATAGTTACTACTCGCTCCAGCATTATTGTATGTAAAGTTATTATTGCCTTCAGCGTGGGACCCATAAGCGGCGGGAAAATTGTAACAACCTTCAGCGTGAGCATGACTACCAATAATAGGATGATTTGGATAGTTTCTATCTCCTACATAGTTGTTATCACCTTCACCATGAGCATGTTGACTATAAACTCTTTGTAATAATCCTTCTGCGTGAGAATAATCACCTAATACTGTGTTTTTATATCCTTCAACATGAGAATAACTACCAGTAGAATAACCAGTGCTTCCTCCCCATTTAGTAAATATTCCTCCAATAGTATTATATTGACCTTCAGCGTGAGAATAAGAACCTGTTAATATAGTATTATATTGACCTTCAACTCGTGATCCTGTACCTTTTAATATAGTATTATATTGACCTTCAGCAACACCAAAAGGTGCTAATGAAGTAATATAAACATGGTCACCGTTAGCTAATGAATAATCTCCAGAAGCTGTAGCATAATAACCTCTAGCAAATGAAACTAAACCTGAAGCTGTAACATTATATTCTGGGTTGGTAGATGTACCTATGTTAACACCTTGTCTTATAATATCTGAAAATTCAGCTGGGGTTGAAGCTATTAATGTATTTGATCCTGATACTTGTAAGGTTCCTAAAACAAAAACAGATCCAGTTATTGTTAATGATCCTGATGAGATTGTTTGATTATTTGAACCTGAAAGGAATACTGCACTATCAGCTAGATCTAATATACGTTGTCTAACATCCTCAGCAGTAATAGCTCTGTCTATATTATTTTCTATATATAGAGTAGCTTCATCTAATATTTGTTGTCTTGTTTTTTGGGTCATTTTAAACTATTAAATTGGTGGCTCATTATCTGGGGTTAAATCAAATATTAATGTACTGTAACTGGCAGATATAACATTTATAGCAAATTCTCTAGTTATTTCAAATATTCTACCAGGTTCTACAGTAGCATCAAATGGAGCTATTGTATTATCTATAGTTCTAGTACCAGGTCCATATTGGTAAAATGTTTGTAAAGCTAATAACTCACTACCAGAGTAATAAGGAATAGCCCATGTTTCTTTATACTCATCATAAATTGTTGAGTCTATTTGTATACTTTCAGACACTACTGTTGCCATGCTTATAAATATGAAAAAAAGGGGTTTGGAAACCCAAACCCCCTAATATTTTTATTAAATCTACTATTAGTAGTTTAATATGCAATAATCCATAGCAACACTTAAAGAAAGGCTAATATATTGATCTTGAGACCAATCATAATCACCAAAAGCCGCTGTTTTAACATAAGCACCTTTAATGATCCATTCACCTACTACATCACCAACAGGGCCTAAAATGTCAAAGCGTAAATCTTTTTTATAGAAATCGCTATAACCATCACGGCCAGTTACTGATTCGTGTGCTAAACGAGCCCATTCCATTACAGCTTGAGCTCCAGAAGGAGTAACAGGATCGTACAATTCGATGTTCATATCTTGCCATCTAACTTTACCTTTAACTTTACGGTAAACGTTGATATGGTCTAATACTACTTCACCAGCATCGAAAGAAGGAGCTGTCACTTTTTTAACTAAATATGATGGTACACCTTGGATGTACATAATAAATCTGTTTTGAACCTTTGGTTCAAAAGCAGTAAACATGATTTCATTTGTATTTAATACTGGCATGGCGTTTGTTTATTATAAATATTAGTTATTATTGAAAGCTTGCACCAGTTGGAGTAATATTGAAGCTCAATAATACAAATTCAACTGTTTTGGTTGGTTGGATATAAATTTGACCTACTAACTGGTTTCTATCAATAACATCTGGTCCGTTATTTGACTCATCCATTACTACTTTAAACGCATACAAACCTTGTTTTTGTTGTACTGATTCTAAGTATGGATTAACACTTGCTAAGAAGTTATTTCTAGTTACTGTTGTATTTTGTTCAAATACTAATGTTTCACCAACATTACCTACAAATCTCTTTAAGTTAATTAACAATCTACGAACATTAACACGATCAAGAGCAGATGGTTTTTGTTGTAATGTTTTCTGACCATAAGCTACAACACCAACTCCTGGGAATGTAGCGATTGGGTTAACTTTAGAAGCATATAATGTATCACGATCTGTTGGAGATAATTTTCTTTCAGCTTGAATTACACCTCCTAAACCACCTCTAGTTAAACCAGCTGGGGCGAACCATTCAGCAGATACTCTATCACTAAAGGCATAAACACCTGGCATAACAGTTGAAGCTGGAACCCATACTAATTTACCTGTTTCTTGAGATGATACTTGAACCCATGGCCAATAAGTACCAGCGTATGAAGAATCTCTTTCTAAAGCTTCAGCAGTTACTGTTCCTATAGATGCAGTGTAATTAACTAAATCCATAATATAGAAACAATCACCTCTACTTTGAGCCATATTAATAAAATCACCTACAGCGGTATAATCTAAATTATATATACCTGGAGTAGATAATAAACTAAAATCATATTCATCAGTATTAGCTAATATTGAACTAGCTGTGGCATAAACACTATTTGTTAATCCTTGAGTATTTACACTATTAATTGAAGAAAACATAGAACTAGTCACTGAGTTTGACTGAGTGTCATCACCTGTAGAACCAGAAAATGATCCTTGGAATGATCCCGATCCAGGGGCTGGAAGATATGAGCCAGCTGTTAAAACTGAAGAAGTATATTGGGCTTTAGCGTTTCCGTTATTATCAAACCAATTTGGAGTTTTACGATTTACATTAGATACATAAACATATTTACTTCTGTTAGGATAATCACCGTTTGTTTTAATATACCATCCACTATCAGTATCATATGAAATAGTTTTATATTGGTTACCTACAACAGCTTCAATATAATTTGGAGAATTTGGATCTAATGAACATCCAGTAAATGTTTCTAAAACATTTTTCTGTAAAGTAGTATCATTACCTTGTCTAATTATTAGTGTGAATGTACCTTGGGAATAGTTAACATTTTGAATTTCCCACCTAACATTGTCATTAGAACCAGATAATAAGGTATCATTAGAACCAGAATAAAATTCACCACTTCCACTAGTATTCATTATTTCACCATAATTAATGGTTTTTAATGTGAAACTAGCAGTAGCATCAGTTACAGATGTTGATCCACTTACCCAAATAGTATCACCAGTTGTTGCTTGAGTATAGCTATCACTAACTACTCTATTAACAAGAATAGAAGTACCACCTTGGTTAAAGTAGTTATAAGCAGCAATTGATGTCAAATATTCATATGAATTTCCATCTGTTCCTGTGAAAGAACCTCCAAACTTATTTTTAAAGTCTGAATATGAAGTAACTACAGTTGGCATGTTTGGAGCTCCTTTTACAGTAGGACCTACCAAAGCTAAACCAACTGATACAGGACCAGTGGTAATAAACGACTGGTCATTTTCGGTTGTTAATACACCTGGTGAAATTAAAGTTTCTGTTGCCATGTTAATTTTTATCTAGATTGAGTCTAATGATAAATATGGCAAAAAAGCCACAAAATTAATTTTGGGTTGGAATAAATTCGCCTGTTTCCATTTTTATAGAACCATTACCATATTTGGTATTTAATGTTTTAGCAAATTCATTCTGGTCTTTATTAGTTTTATTTAATCTTTCTTTTAGATCATTTTTTTGAGTTTCAAGAATAGATAAATTCATTTCAATTTGACCAAATTCCCAAATTAAATTATCATTAGTTTTTTTAAATTCTGTAAGTTGAGTTAACTCTTCTTGTGTTAATTTTATTGTTTCCATTTTATATAAAAATATATTTGTCTGCTCGTTTAGTTCCATCAAAAGGATTAATCATTGTTTTTACTATTTCTGGATCTACTAGATCTGGATGTACCCACCAATCTTCAAATGTACTATTTGAATCAGGAGCGATATCACCTACTACTCGTTTATATCCTAAAGATTCTAAATATTTTCTTGAAGAATGTCTATAATCAATTGGATGATTTATATAATAATCATGTTCATAAGTGATCACTCTAACTTGTATTTGTCAAAAGGAATTGATAATAAAACACTAAAAGTAACATCAGCTGGTTCACAGTCGATTTGTAAATAATCTATAACTGTATCAAAATTATTTTCAGCTAATAACTTATCATAATCAACTGTTGTAGCATCTTGTAAAATACATGTGTTAGAACGATGTTCTTTATGTTTATTTACTTCTTTTTCATCAATTTCTAATGCTACCCCGGTCCAATTAAATTCTTTTTCTAATAAAGCTGTATTACTATTATGGAAAGGATCTGATGCTCCGATTTCAAGATATGTACCATTTTCTTTTCCATCCAACATACTTAATATAAATAAATCTTGATATGTTTGAGAGTAATTTTTCTCAATTTTTTCAGAATTTTTAAACTTATATCTTAATTTTGAATGTTCTTCTTTAGTATATGTTAATGTTGGATATTGAAGACCATGTATCATAGATAGATTATTATAACAAGCTTCTATAAATTCTCTACGCATTGGATATTCTTTTAACAAATGGTTAAATAATTCTCTTGATTCATCACAATATCCAATCCACCAACCTGCTACTGCTTTTTGGAATATTAAAGCATATTCACCTGGGAAATCTATATCAACTGATGTGGATTTTAGATTTTTTAGTTTATCTAAACCTTGAACAGCGGCTAAATATGATTCTTGCCATTCATTTTTTGTTTGATGGTCATAACTTAAATGATAATAAGCTTCAGGACGTTCACGATCAAAAGTAATAGCATTTAAAATAGATCCTCTAACTGAATGAGGACGATGTCCTAATGTTTTTAAACATAAAGCTACTTTAACTAAAGCTTCATATGTTAAATCTTTATCAAAACCATACTCTGCTGCTCTTAAAAATAATGTTAAAGCGGCTGCTTTGTGACCTTCTTGATAATATTGTTCACCAAACCAAAAATTAGTTTCTGGGTTATATGGGTCATTTAAAAAATTTTTTAATATTTTATCCATTGAGTAATTCTTCTAAAACATTTTCTGGGATTCTAACTGCAAAAGCCGCATTATCATGGAATCCATAAGTTAAAACTAAATCATTATCTATAACAGCAGCACCACAAACAAATTCAATTCGTCCTGTCATAAATTTAAATACATCAGAATATTTAACAATATTCCAATTTTCATCATAAGCGATTATTCGGTGATTGTAAATACCATCTTTATTATTGTTTTCATTTTGCCAAAAATCTACTTCATGAACAACACATAAACGATAATTTTTCCATTTAACAACTGAAGAACCACCTCTTAAATCATGACCAGCATTTATTTGTTTAAAAACACCATTAAATATAGTTTCACTAGTTCCATTAATAGGATCAACTTTAACAATTTCTGCTGGATTAGCCCATTTTACATAACAATAATCCATATCATTAATAGGCATCCAATTCTTTTCACAATATGAATTAGGATCATTTGGTGGTTCAATTCTTACTCGAGAAATTTCATTAGCTGTATCATAGTCATCTATTTCAGAAAGTTCCATTCTGCCTTCACCATTAGGTTTTGTATCTCTTCTAACACCGGTAATGTATAAAACACCATCCCAACGAACCACTCGAGCATCTTCTAGACCAATAAATTCCCAAACTGGGGTAATATCTAGTTCAGATGTGTTTACTTCTTTATAAGAAGCTACTTCTAAAGTTTTAGGATCTAAAACACATAAAAAATTAGCAGTTCTAAGATTACAATCATCTTCAGGATGAATATAAGTTAAAGGACCCCAACGACTTTGGAATTTTTGATTATTTTCACAAAGATAAAGAGCGTATCCTACGTTCCTTATATTACATAATATAGTGCCATCATCATCAATAAAAATAGAAGGATTACATATACCTGTACCTTTACTATCAGACGAAGGAATCTTTAAGTGGGCTACAGAACCCCCTTTGTCTAAAACTAATTTAACTAAATTATCAATCATTGAATATTAATATAATAAAACTTATTTAAAAAACCAAACTATTTATGGGCAATTTACGCAGGGGTATATTGGGTTTTCGGAAATTGCGTAGATTTCTGATTCTGTACTTTCATAAGTACGTGCTCCTAATTCTGCTCCATAATATGCATCAATGTGAGCCGTAGCTTTTTCTACAGTGTCTATATTTTTACCTTCTGAATTTTCAGCGTTAAAGATATCAGTCCACGTTCCTTCGATTGTGCTGAATACCATCATTAATGTTTTGTACATGTTAATTTGCCCAGATTATTAGTTTATTTGCTCTATCTTGAATTCCGCCGGCACACCTATGGTTAATAGCAGGACCTCCTTCACAACCTGCGAACCAGGATTGTACACAAGACTGTTCGTAGTAATTTGACCATCCTCCTACTGCTCCGGAACATGTGCTGCCGGCTGAAGTGATCCAATCTGTCCAGCTAGCACCTCCCCATTTTCTTTTAAATCTTTCACCGGAGCTACCGCCGGTGCTGTTCCAATTTGAAGGATTTTCAAATTCATTGTACTGTGTACTTCTATTATTTAAACTACCATCAGCCCATACAGTACCGAATTCAACAGAAGTGTGGTACCATTGAGTTCTGGTTTGTTTCAATCCTCTGTTTAGGATTCCTTGGATTACAGAATCGGAGAATTTAGACATGGTAGTGTCGTTTGGGTCTGGTGGGGAAGATACATCGTTTGCATTGTAGGGACTAGTATCTCTAGGAAATGCTGTAAATATTAGGAACCAAGCTTGATCGGCATCGGTAGTAATATCGGCATAAATTGATCCGACTTCAACTTTTCCGGTTGCTGAGCTTCTTAAGGCTACATATCCGTCTGATCTAAGATTCTTCTTAGCACTTGCACTATCGTATACTAAAGGTCCTCCAGATGTTCCCATGTTTATAAATATTATTATAGATTATTTAAATAAATTTGAGCTTCTTCTTTTGTATAAAAATAATCTACTACTTTATCATTTACACTTCCTTCAGTGATAAAATAAGGGCGATCTGGTATTAAAGAGCCTGATATTTCAACTTGAGGTATATTATATATATTATAATCCATATCTTGTTTTATAAGCATTATATGTTTGGGTTATTTCGTCTGGTGATAATGCTTTATTGTAGAAAAGTACATTTCCTAACTCACCAGGAACATACCCATTTCCATTTGGATTTGCTATGGAATTGGTTCCTCCATATACTCTAAACCCTCCACTTGCATAACTACTGTATACCATTGATTCACCTGGGGAGGTTGGATTACTTCCACCACCATCAGAAGTCATAGGACCGTTATTAATTTGAGATGAATTTTTATAACTAGCAGCTTGACCACTTGTTTTATCATAAGTGTAAGATACCATAAACCATCCATTAGTATCAGCTCCTACTGGGGCAAAATTACCATTTAAAAAACGTTTATATCCAGATGTAGTTGTTGTTGAAAAATTAATTATATAACTTTGTTCCATTACCATTGTTAAAGGATTTCCATTTGTTCCACTATTACTTGTACAAAGTAACCCTCTCCAATTATTATTGCCTCCTACATTTAAAGGTATGTTTTCCATATTAATCCAAATAATAGCAGTAATTGATCCTGTTTCTAAGTCACTATTGCGACTAATTATAGTATGACTTGTACCAGAACCATCATTAATTACATTACTTTGTAAAGTTTTAATTCCTGCTCCTGATCCTATGTTAAAGTTATATACTCCCCAACTACTTCCAATAGGTTTATTAGGAATAGTTTCAGAACTAGTACCATTAAAATAATTAGGTTCTAATAAATGGATTAATCCATCAGTGACTATTCTAGGTTTATGAAAAAAGGCCATATTATAGCTAATTTATTATAAATATATTATTTATAATGGCCTCCTCCAGCCCACAATACTAAGCTTTTTCTTAAGCCTGATGATACTGGGGTTACTCTATGTTGTAGGAACGATGGAAATACTATAACTGCTCCTTTTTTATTAGATGTTTGTTTAATATTACTTCCTGTATTAATTTCTAATATACCACCATTATATTCTGATGGGTTAGATAATTGGACAATAACTGAGATTTTACGATGGGATATAGAATTAGGTCCTATATCAATATGCCAATCATAATGGCCTCCTCCACCTCTATATTCAGTATATTGAATATCATCTAAAACAGAATGAATATCAAATTTCCAAAGACTATTAGCTTCTGAAACAAAATTCATTAGTCTATCATAAATCCAAGTAGTATTATTATCTGGGGTTAGCCATTTTATACTACTATCACGAATATCTTTACTATTACCTGAAATAAAGGTAGCTTGTTGAAATTCATAATTTTTTGTTGTTTCTAAAATAGTATCAACTTCATTTGAAGAAAAACCATTTTCAAACCAATAATATTCGGTTTGGTCAATTTCTAAATCGGGGTTAAATATAGGTCTAGAGTGCATAATTAATTTATTTTAAATAATCTTTTTCAAGAATAGCGTTGTTAGTTATTTTTTGTCCCCACTCTTTTAAATATCTGTAATGTTCTCCAATTCGGAACAAATTAATTTTATTAAATTCTTTAATAAATACCTCTTTATTAAATAAATCTAGTCCATATCCTACTTGTAACCAACTATGTAAGTTAAAAGGATGTTGAGAAAAATCATTTATAGTATATAAAGAAGTATCCCATTTATCTAAAAGTATTTTTAAACCAGGAGGGACAGTTGTTATTTTTTGATAGTTTTGCCAAAACTTACTATCATTTCTTTTAGTAATATAATGAAAATATAAGAAATCTAATACATTATCATTCATTTTATTGATGTAATTATTATATTGATCAATAAAGTTTTGGTTGTATATCTTAAATTGTTTTTCTCCTATAGTCCATAACTGGTTAATAGCGTTAAATATAGAGGTAGCTTCAATAGGTTCTGTAAAAGCTGAGCTTAATCCAATTGCTAGACAGTTATTAATCCATACTTTTTGATATGCTCCTGCCTCAAACGGTATTACTAAGTTAGGTTGAATAGAATGTCCTAAATACTCTTCAACTTCTTGTTGGGCTTGTTCTTTTGTAATATAATTTTTATCAAAAACATAACCACACCCTATTCTATTCTGTAAAGGTATCTGCCACATCCATCCGTTTTTCATACAGATGGCTTTTGTATAAGGTTCTATCTTATTCTCAAATTGAGGAATTTGAAAAGTTAGAGCTGTATTGACTTTTAGATGGTCTGTATAAGATTTCCAAGGTGAGTTAAATAATTCTCCTATAATTCTTCTTCTGAATCCTGAACAGTCAAATACAAAATCACATTCGAGTTTACTGTCTAAAAGATGAACTTCGGTAATGTTACCTAATGAGTCTTGAGTAAAATCTTGAACTATGTTTTCTACTCTCTTTACCCCTCTTTCAATAGCTACTTTCTTTAGATATTCAGCAACTAAATGAGCGTCAAAGTGAAATGAGTAGTTAGCAATTTGGTTTGTTCCGTCAATAGAGTGTTTGATAAAAGGTGATTTATTTGCACGAGCTATCTGCTCAGCTATATCACCTACTATATAAGATAAATTGTTTTTATACAAAGAACCTATAAAGGCATTAATTACCTCTCCATTGTCATCATAGGCATAATCAAATTTTTGATGTGCTACATTGAATGAATGAAAATAATCTTTTTTATCTCCATTCCAATTATCAAATAAGATTCCAAGTTTGTGGGTTGAATTAGTTTGTTTAATAAATTCTTTTTCATCTATTTCTAAAAAATCTAAAAAATCAACTAAGGTCGGAACTGAGCCTTCACCAGCGCCTAAAATGCCTATTGATTCACTTTCAACTAAAGTAACATCAGTACTAGGAGAAATTTTATTAATATATAAAGCAGTAAACCATCCCGCTGCTCCTCCTCCAACAATTACAACCTTTGAAAATTTATTCATTGTTTAAAGTTTACCTTCTTCTCTCATTTGTTCTCGAATCTTTGTAGCTGAGATATCATAAATATTTTGAGGTGGTATATGTTCAATAATTTCATAACCAACTCCTCGTCCATAATTTACTGATTCAATGTCTGGGATGATTGAAACTTTAATTCTTCCTTCTTGAATTAAATCAGCTAATTCAATTTTAAGATTTTCTAAAACTTGTTCAGGAGTAAAGGGATTATTTTTATCTGTAGGAACATCTCTAATAGCAAGCCAAACATTCTTACCTTCATTAAGTCTTTGATTAATTAACCATCTATGGCCAGCATGCCAAGGTTGCCATCTACCAATAAAGAGAGAGTACTTCATTTACAGTTTTATTAGTTGTATCTAATATAATATCTTTTTTTCCAATTTCCAAATCTTCTACAAAATATTGTTCTCTTCCTCTTATTTCTGTAGTTGTTACATAATAATATTTAAGGTCTAAATCTAACATTTGATCTCTTACTTCTTTATAAGGAGATACTACAGAGACAATTACATTAAATCCTTTATGATCTAAGAATCTAACAAGATTATTAATAAGAGTTAAGTTTTTTATTCTGCCTTCTTTAGAGTAGTCTTGGTTTTTAAATACTGCTCTAACATCATCACCATCAACATGTATAGCATCAATTTTTTCAAGTAATGCTTTAGCTAAAGTTGTTTTACCTGCTCCAGGTTGTCCATAAAACCAAATTATCATAAAATTGCTTGCATCAATAACATATCAAAAGGCCAACAATAGAAGTTTGGTAAATCCATAATTGCTTGAAGTTCAGGTACTACTATTGCTTCATCTTTTGTATCAAAACTATAAACATCATCTGAATAGGTTCCATCTCCATTACTAACTGTATAAGGAATAGACCATGGACCTGGTTCTTGAAAGTTCACTATATAGTCATCATATATTTCTTGAGCTGTCATTAGAATACTAATTTGTCGTAGTTAAACACTTCAAAGTCTTTAGCGTATAATAGCTCTACTTTTTGAGCTCTTTCTTGACCTAAAGAACCTGTATAATAAGTTTCCCAACTATCTCTATCAGGAGTAGTATTTAAAGTAGGTAATGAAGTAGAAATATTTGCTCCTGGATTGGCTGTGTTAATCTTATTTGCAATGGTAGACCAGTCACTGTTTATAGTTTCAAATTTATAAATTTCATCTACTTCAATAGCATAAGTATCCGGATCACATAAATACCACCATTGAGGTCTCATCACACTAGGGCAATTATCCCACCAATTAGGTGCAGCATTTATTAAAAAATCAAGAGTTTCATCAAAAGTAAGTTCCCAATAATCAATACTAGTTGTAAAAGTATAAGAGGAGACATATCTATCATATGGGTTTCTAACAACTGAAAAATTATAATAATTGGAAACATCTCTGCCATATAAAGATTCATCTCTAACAGACATTCTGTAAGGTTTATGTACTAAAGGTACAGACAATTGGATTTCATTAGCTAATAAATTATGAATTGAATTAGAAGCTGTTTTTGTAACTTGTACAAATATTGTATTTATTTGATTATAAACCATATTTTTAAACTAGTCTTAACATTACTGATACATCGGCAAGACCTTGGTAGTTATAGGCTTTACTATTCCAAGGATATGTATTTCCTGATCCGTTAGCTGTGCTACACATTACAAGAGTAGAGTTTAACCATTGGTTTGTAATTTCACTAAAATTACGACCTAATATTCCTCTATAATTTGATGCTAATGTAACAGTATCCATTAAAGTTAAAGCATTATTTCCAGTACCTACATTATTTTGGTCAAATCTAAACCATCTTAAAATTGTATTATTTGAAGAATCTACATAAGATACTACAAAGTTTTTATACGTGTTTACAGGACTGCCATTAGAGTCTACAATTTCAGTATCAGCAAATTTTTCAATTCTAATTCTTTCAGCACCGTCATTAAATAATCCTCCTTGAATTAATAAATTTTCAGTATTACCCATTTTGGTGTATGTGTTGGTACTAGGATTATTTCTATAAATTTCCAAATAAATATCCCATAAACCATTAGTTGTTCTATTCCAAGATGTAGCTAAATAATTATAAACACCATCATTATGTATAATAGCTGTACCTAAAGATCGAGCACCTGGAATAGCACCAGCATTATATCGTCTATAAGTGGTCATTCCTGATGTTTGGACCTGGCCGGTACCATTAAGGTTAACATTACATTTAGAGTAAATTAATCCTGAGTTCCATGGGCCTGGGGCAATTCTGTAAACATAAACAGCGTATATTACATTGTTAATAGGATCCCAAGCCAAACAACCTCCATTATTATCACCTTGAGTTTGGTTTTCTTCATATTGGTTAAACATTGCTTGTACTTTAAAAGAGTTAAAAGTACCACCGTTATTTCTTTTAGCAAAACAAATTCTACGACCCCACCATTGTCTTTGTACTAGAACAGCTACTGTATCAAATCCTGTAGCACCACCATCTCCTAACCATAAAGCATCTTCTGCTCCTTCTTCACTAGCGGCCATATCAGGTATATTAGAAGAGTTTGTATATGTTTGATAAGTGATAGATGGAGTATTTACATTCCAACTATATAACAAAAATACCATACGAGCGTTATTTCCATCTTCTGAAAAGGCATTAATACCGTATCCAGAAGTCACATTTATAATAGGGGAAAATGGAGCTCCAGTAACACCTCTTTGTGGAATTGAACCTAAAATATTATTATTTGTATATCTTGAAATAGGAGTTACACAAGTACCATCTACTTTATATATAGTACAACCTGGTCTCCATCCCCAAGAGTTTTGAGGACCAGCATAATATCTAATACCTGTAGTAGTGTCTATAGCTAACAAGTGAGCCATAAAATCTCTATTTGTACCTACATTTAGTTCACCCCACCCGTTTCTTATACTATAGGTTGTATTATCTACATTATCTCCATTTTCTGTATTTGAAAGATAATATGGTGAATAGTTTGTATTACCCATATCATCTCTACCATAAAACCACTGAATGGTTAGATTTGAAGTAGTTGATGGTAAAGGAGCACAACCAGGAATATTGTTTGTATCAATGTTTTGATATAAGACCTCCATATTAGCTTGTACCTGGTCGTTAGCACTTGGTCCTTGGTTTAAGTTCACAAACGCAGAAACTTCTCCTAATGAAAAATTTGAGTTTTGAACTCCCGCTGGTCTAATATAAGCCATAATTTATTTTTCTTTTAATTTATTAACTTCTTCCATTAATTCTTTAACAGCTTCAATTAATAATGCAACTAATCTATCGTATAATACGGTTTTGTATCCATGGAATTCAGGTACTAATTCTGGGAGTACTTCTTCAACTTCTTGAGCAATTACACCAATTTCTCTTTTACCTGCTCTTGATGGAGCCATTTCTTCAGCTTCTTCTGTCCAATTATATCTTACACCTCTAATCTTAGCTAATAATTCTAAAGCTGATTCAATTTTTTCAACATTAGTTTTTAATCTAGCATCTGAATAGAAGGCTATAATGTTACCTGTGGCTACAATTTCTCCAGGGTTACCTGTAGCTGCAATACCTGCTCCTAAGGAATTAACTTGAGCATTTGAATTTGTAGTAAATCCACCAGTAGGACCTGTAGGACCTGTAGGACCTGTTGGACCTGTTCCGCCGGTTGAACCTATTGTTCCTTGAGGACCAGTTCCACCAGTTCCACCTGTTGTACCTTGACGACCTTGTATACCTTGTGAACCTATTGTACCTTGAGAACCAGTTCCACCAGTTCCACCTGTTGTACCTTGACGACCTTGTATACCTTGTGAACCAATTGTACCTTGAGGACCTGTTGGACCTGGAGGTCCTGGATCTCCTTGAGGACCTGGTCCACCTGTGCTACCAGTAATTCCTTGGCGACCTTGTATACCTTGAGAACCTATTGTACCTTGTGGGCCTGTTGGACCAGTTGGACCAGTACCTCCAGTAGATCCGATAGTTCCTTGAGGACCTGTTGGTCCAGTACCACCAGTATTACCTGTTATACCTTGACGTCCTTGTATACCTTGTGAGCCTATAGTACCCTGTGGACCAGTTGGACCATTAGGTCCAGTAGGTCCTGTTGGACCTGTTGGTCCAGTACCACCTGTACTACCAGTAATACCTTGACGTCCTTGTATACCTTGAGAACCTATAGTTCCTTGTGGTCCTGTTGGTCCAGTTCCACCTGTTCCTCCTATAGTACCTTGACGACCTTGGATACCTTGGATACCTTGTGAACCAGTTGGACCAGTTCCACCAGTAGGACCTGTTGATCCAATAGTACCTTGTGGTCCTGTTGGTCCAGTACCACCTGTACTACCAGTAATACCTTGACGTCCTTGTATACCTTGAGAGCCTATAGTTCCTTGTGGACCAGTTGGACCAGTTCCACCAGTAGGACCTGTTGATCCAATTGTTCCTTGTGGACCTGTTGGACCTGTAGGACCTGTTGGGCCTGGAGGTCCTGGATCTCCTTGTGGTCCTTGACCACCAGTATTACCTGTTATACCTTGACGTCCTTGTATACCTTGAGAACCTATTGTACCTTGTGGGCCTGTTGGACCAGTTGGACCTGTTGAACCTATAGTTCCTTGAGGACCTGTTGGTCCAGTTCCGCCAGTTCCACCTGTGGTACCTTGTCTACCTTGAATGCCTTGAGAACCTATTGTTCCTTGTGGGCCAGTTGGTCCGGTAGGACCTGTTGGTCCTGTTCCACCTGTAGAACCTATTGTACCTTGAGGACCTGTTGGTCCAGTTGGTCCAGTTGGACCTGGAGGTCCTGGATCTCCTTGTGGTCCTTGACCACCTACATTACCAGTAATACCTTGACGACCTTGAATACTTTGAGTACCAATAGTACCTTGAGGTCCTGTTGGACCTGTTGGACCAGTAGATCCAATAGTTCCTTGTGAACCAGTTGGACCAGTTGGTCCTGTTGGTCCTGTAGAACCAATAGTACCTTGTGGTCCTGTTGGTCCAGTTCCACCGGTTCCACCTGTTGTACCTTGGATACCTTGACGACCTTGGATACCTTGTGTACCTATTGTTCCTTGAGGACCTGTTGGGCCTGTGGAACCTATAGTTCCTTGTGGTCCTGTTGGTCCAGTTCCACCTGTTCCTCCTATAGTACCTTGACGACCTTGGATACCTTGGATACCTTG